GGCACTAGTAAACGGCATCAAGGAATATTCTTCAGCAACGGACGACGAAGCAAAGAAGAAATCCTTTACCAAGATGTTCGAAGGTGCGTCGGCTTCTATCGACCTTGTCAAAGGGGCCTTTGATTCAGTTGTTGGCGGTCTTGATAAAATGGGTGTTTCGATGGACGATCAGACAAAGGCCGTCTTGAATGATATATCCGGGATTGCGCAAGGTGCGTCAACTTTGGCCCAAGGTATCGCAACCGGGAACCCCCTTGCTATTATCCAAGGATCAATTGATATTATTTCAAATGGTATTGACTTGATTTGGGGTTCCAAGGATCGCAAGCTTGAAAAGCAGATCAATCAGCATAAAGAAGCGGTTGAAGCATTAACCGACGCTTATTCAGACCTTGAACGAGCCGTTGACAAAGCCCTTGGCGGGGATACATATAAGAATCAAAAACAGATGATCGCCAACCTTCAGCAACAACGGGCGCATTATCTTGAAATGATCCGTCTTGAAGAAGATAAGAAGAAAACCGACAAGGACAAGATCAAAGAGTATGAAAACGCTTACAAAGAAGCGGGGCAAACCATTGAAGACGTTCTTGAAGAAATATCGCAAGACATTCTTCAGACTAATGCGAAAGATTTTGCCGATCAGTTGGGCGATGCTATTGTCGAAGCATTTGGAAAGGGTGAAGATGCTGCAACCGCCTTCGGTGATACCGTCAACGATATAATGAAAAATGCAATTCTAAACCAATTGAAAAAGAACTTCTTGGAAAAACAATTGCAAGGTGCACTTGATAGCCTTGAACGATCAATGGGTTATTGGAACGGTGACACTTTTGTTTTCGATGGTTTGACAGAAGAAGAACAGGCAAGATTTAAGGCGCAAATTGCCGCTATTGGTCAAAATTTCAATTCAGCACTTGAAGTTTATAGCGATTTATTTAAAGACCTCGCCGATGAAGTTGACGACAGTTCTTTATCCGGCGGAATCAAAGGAGTATCAGAAGAAACAGCAAGTAAATTAAGCGGCCAAATTAACGCAATGCGTATCAATCAAGCCGAATCATTAACCGTGTTGCGAAATCAACTTATGGTATTGAATCAAATTGCGGCCAATACTTCTTATAATTTCCATTTGGAAAAGTTGACACAAATCGTCGATCTTTTAAAGTCAAGTCAGACCGACCCTTTGCGCTCACAAGGTTTAAGTTAATGTGTATCACTGTAATACTTATTATTATGAAAATAGGAAAAGAACTTGCCATTGCAGCCAAAAAGAAAGGGATTTGCAAAGAATGGTTTAACAGCATGAAGGTACTTGAAGACAAAGACGCCTTGATTGAAATGTACGTCAAGGGAATTGATTTTTGTCTTGCAAATGATTTTCCAAGTAATGACTATATCCGTACCAATTTCACCGGGAAAATGGAAGCCTACGGGGTACACTTGGACGAATCCCTTAATACAGCCAACGACCGCCGGGTTGTTGCGCTTGGGCGTTGCCTTGGACGTATTGAAGTCAACGGATTTGGTGTTTCAGAAATATTCGTAAAGCATGAATCCGACCTTCTTGTTGTCGCAAAGGGTAATTCCTTTGTCATGATCGACATGTTCGATAATTCAAAGCTTCATGTTATCGCTTCGGCGGATGCTAAAGTTTGCGTCAACCACTACGGCGGTGATCTGAAAACTGAAAGTTGTGAAGATGCAATTATTAAAGTAATCGAAAAGAATAAAAAATCATACTGATATGGCACTAAATACTAACAACATAGTTTTGAATTTACCCTTCGACGAAAGTTCCGGTTCGACGGTTGCTTATGATTACAGCGCAAACCGGGCCGACGGTGTTGTTCTTGGGGCTGATTTTGTTACCGGAAAGATCGGGAATGCGATCAAGTTTAACGGTGGTGAAGCGACTTGCGAAGTTTCGCCAAGTGTTTTGAACTTATCCGGTGAATTTTCCCTTCTTGCTTGGATCAATCCAAGTACTATCGAAGTAGGAAGCCCCGCAAAAGCAATTTGGATGCTTGCGTTTTCAGGCATTGAAAATTACGTCGAATTTCCAATCGAATTGAATCCAGGAAATTGGGTTTCAATTGGGGTAACAAGAAAAGGAACAATCTTTAATTTTTACGTCAACACCGTACTTGTTCAAACAGTCAACAAAAGCGGAACACTTGTCGGATTATCGCTTAATCAAGATTATTACGGGGGCCAATACGGCCAAGCGTTACTTGACGATTTAAAAGCCTTCAATATTGCATTGACGCAAGCGGATATTGCCGATCAAATGACTAACGTAAAACAGTTGACATATTCGATTGATGGTATTGATCTGAAGGATTACGGCGTTTATGTTTCGGGGTCGGACGGTCTTCTTGATCGCCCAAAAATGAAAACCCCGATGTCGCTTTCTTGGGATAACTATCACGGTGAAGTCGTTGACCTAAATCACAAGTTTTATGAAAGCCGGGAAATTTCTCTTTCGTGTTTTATAAAAGCAAATGGAAAAGGTGACTTTGCAACCAAGCTAAACAACTTCTTGCGCATATTTGATAAGAAGGGTACTCATAGACTTATGGTTGATATTCACCCTACAAAACCGCTTGTGTATGAAATTTACTCGGAAAGTGCAATATCCATTAAAAAGACTTGGAATGATTCTCTTATGATCGGAACGTTCACCTTGACTTTAAAAGAGCCAAGCCCGGTAAAACGTGTATTGAAGCATATACGAATAGGCGATGCAACAAAGACATGCAGTATCACGATAACGACAACCAAGTTAGTTGATATTTATTGGGGTGATGGTAGTGTTTCAACCGATGTTTACGGAACGGCCAACACTATTTCGCACGACTTTGGTGATAACGGTGAATACTACATTATTGTTGCCGGATGTATTGATGAAATCGAAACTTTTTCAACTAATGCAATTGTTGTATGGAGCATTTTATGATAAAACATATCGACGGTTCTACGGTTCCCCTTCAATCAAGGGGGGCCGTTAGCCGCATTACAAGGGCGACGCAAACGGTTGAATTGTTAGGCAATGACACTATTGATTTTACAATTGAATCCGCCGCAAAAATGACTTTTTCAATTGGTGATAAAATCACCATAATTGGAAGGGATTACACCTTAAATATTCCGGCTAAAGAAAGGAAAATTTCGGAAAATCATTTTCAATATGATTTGCAGTTCGAAGGGGTTCAATATGATCTTTCACGGGCAACATACGATGTGAATATTGATACGACCGGATCAGATGTTCAGGGCGATTCTTTAACGGGCGATATGAAACTATTCTTGGATGTCCTGATCGCAAACATTTCCCGGATATTCCCCGGAAAGTGGGTTCTTGGAACATATCCGGTCGATACTGAAGCAATGACATTGACTTTTGGTGAAACAGACAATTGCCTTTCAGTTCTTCAAACCCTTTGCGGAAAGTTCAATCAGGAATTTGATATTGCGATTAATTTAAACGGAACCCGCACAATCAATATCGGTCAAGCCGGGAAAACATTCGGTTTCACTTTTCAATATGGCAGGGGTCGGGGAATCTATGATCTTACAAGGGAAAAGGTTTCTTCTTCCAATATAACAACTCGACTTAAAGTGTACGGTTCAACGAAGAACATTACTTCAAGGTATCGTTCTTCTAAGTTGTTATTGCCCGGAAAAACTAAACCGCAAAGTTTTCTTGAAGACACCGCCGCAATTGCAAAATATGGAGTTTGGGAAAATACCAAGAATTTTGATAATATATTCCCGCACCGTACCGGGGTTGTTTCGGCCCTTGGTGATTCCGTTTTGAAGTTTATTGATTCTTCAATGTCATTTGATTTGAATGAAAAAGAAGCGGACGGCGTAACAACTAAATACCTTCTTTCAGGAACGGCCGCAAAGGTTCATTTCAATACCGGAAAATTGGCCGGATATGAATTCGACATTCATTCTTATGATCATGCAACAAAAACCTTCAAAATAAAAAGTCAAACAGACGAAAACGATTATACATTCCCGTCTGAAACTTCTTCAGCCTTTCAAATTGGGGTTGGCGATGAATATGTTTTGTTGGATATTGCTTTTCCGCAATCCTACATTGATACAGCCGAAGCCGAATTATTGGCCGCCGGAACGGAATATCTTGCGCAAAATTGTCAACCAAAAGTTCAATATTCATTAACAGTCGACAAGTTCTTTCTTGCAAGCATAGTCGGGGCCGATGTTGAATCGAATATTTTTTGGGTTGGTGATTACATTCCAATTAAAGACGCTGATATTGATGTAGATAAATTGATCAGAATCAAAGGTTTCACCCGTGATCTTTTAACTGATTATTCGTACAACCTTACCATTTCCGATTTGTCAGTCACTAAATCGGCTTACAATCGCATAATATCCGATCTGATTGACATTGATAAAATTATCACGATCAATAACCTGAAAGACCCGGCAAGGGCAAGGCGTAATTACTTGAATGCGCAAGAAGTTCTCGGAATGGTATTTGACCCTGAAGGCGATTATTATACTGATAAAATCAAGCCGGAATCGGTTGATACTGTTATGTTGTCCGTTGGGGCCAAATCAATGCAATTCGGTCTTGTTGGTACTGTTTTTCAACCTAATTACGGGGGCAATAAAAACAGAATCGTTTATAAAGGCGGGATATTAACGCATTATGCAATTGTTGACGCGAATAAAGTTCCCCGGTCTTGGACGCTTACCGACGGCGATCAAACATTATTAAGCGACGGACAAGCGTACTATATTTACGCAAAATGTGAAAAAGCCGGATCAGGCGGTTCAATACTCTTTTCAACGTCGCAAATAACCGTTGAAAGCGATCCTTCTTATTATCATTTTTGGATTGGCGTTATCAATTCGGTTGATGCTTCATTCAATACCCGATCAATTGCCTTAACCTATGGATTCACAACCATAAACGGCAAGCATATTACAACCGGAGTTGTAAAAAGTGCAGACGGGTCTTGTATTATTGATTTAGACGGTAATTTTATCAATTTCGGCGATTCAAACAGTTCGTTATCATGGAATAAAAATAATGATAAAACATTAAGAGTTAAAGGGATACTTGCGCAAGATTCAGCCGGAAATGAAAGTGAAATAATGGTAGATCGTGGGACTTTCTTACTATCTGAAACATACTATAAAGGAAACATTGTGCAATATAATGGGTCTACCTATAAATGCAAAAACGATAATACGACTAATAAACTACCAACTGATACTAATTATTATACGATTCTTGCTTCAAAAGGCGATACAGGCGCAACCGGGCCGCAGGGTGTTCCGGGAACACCGGGAAGCAACGGGCAGACTTATTATACATGGATTCGCTATGCTAATGATTCAGCCGGAAATGGTATCTCAAATGATCCAAGCGGTAAAACTTATATCGGTTTTGCATATAACAAAACTACTCCTACGGAATCAAATACAGCTTCTGATTATACTTGGTCTTTGATCAAAGGTGAAAAGGGTGATACGGGTGTTCAAGGCCCTACGGGGGCAAATGGTCAGACATTTTATACATGGATAAAATATTCTGATTATGCAGATGGAACAAATCTTTATGATACGCCAAATTCAAATACCAAATATATTGGAATTGCAGTCAATAAAACTATTGCAGCCGAATCTTCAGTAAAAACGGATTATGTTTGGTCACAGTTTAAAGGCGATACAGGCGCAACCGGGAATGTTATTGTGTCAATGTTTGCAAAAAATGGCAGTATGACAATTCCGCCAAATATAAATAATACTGAAGTAAATCCTTCAGGTTGGTCTTCAAATATTCCAACAGCAACATATTTAGAATATGTATGGGAAATTAAAGCCGAAAAAACAGTATCCGGTCAATTAGTTGGATTATGGAGTAACCCTGTTAGAATAAGCGGAATAGGCGGGGGATCACCCGTTGGCGGTCTTGACTATGATCCAACAAAAACATACGTTGGCAGTCCAATCAAATGCGATGTGGTTAAATATAATAGTGTTTATTATATTGCAAGAATTGACGCAGGGAATATTCCGGCCGGAACCTTGCCGACAAATACTTCATATTACAATTCTTTTGGTTCAAGTTTTGAATCAATGGCAACCGCTTTCCTTTGGACTGAAAGCGCACGTATTGCAAACTTTATTTACGACAACCAAAAGATGGTTTCCCAAGCTCAAACAAATGGAGTTCCAAACCTTTCCCTTGATGGTATTTCAGGATTGATAAAAATGCTAAAGGCTGAAATTGGCCGCTTTAAGGTTCTAAATGGTGACATTATAGGGTTTGATGTAAATAGTAATGAACGAAGTCGTTTTTCGGCCGAAACATTGCCTTCTATATCCGAACTAAATCAAGGCTGGACGATTATAAGCGATGGTGATGAATCTTATCAATATGACACGTTTGAACTTGATGATTCGATCGGATTAAACAAAAATTCAGGGTCTTACATGTTTGATTTTAATGTATCAATTTCTCAACCTTGCAATATCAGGATTGGAACCCAAGGAGGTAGCTATTCATTTAACCCTTATACTTCAGGGTTAACAATAAATGAAAGCAATTCCATTTCGATAATAAAAGACGGGGTAATTGTGCAACAAGGCGGTATTGGCCAAATATATTATTTATCGGCTGGTACTTATACCTTTAGATGGATATATAACATTTCAGTAAGTGGCATGCCAAACGGAACTTCAATAGAAGCATCTATAAACATGGGTTATCAAGGAATTGAAGCACAAATTACGCCCGCTCGCACTTTGATCGGATCAGATGGTTTATATTCAATCTTTTCAGGTGGAGAATATATTTATTTTAAAAATGGGTATGGATTTGAAGCAAAAGCTGGCAGCTATGGCATTCAAGTAACGACCGCCGGGGTCAAAAAATGGAATGGCACTAGCTGGATACTTGTCAATTGGTAATTGATATTAACGACCGCCGGGTACTTTAATATCTGATTGTTATCCTCTGAAATACAGTCTTTTAGATGCAATATTAAACATTTTAAAGCTCTATTAAGTCGATAAACTTATGATTTACTTATGCAATAGTGTATCACACTGATACGGTTTCTTTATTTTTGAATTAAAATTATACGATTATGATAACAAGAAGCGGCGATATGGTAAGCGCACAGATCGGGAAAATGGGTTCAATTTCCAATCTGAATAATGCCAATTTTTCACTATCAGACGGCCAACCGTTCAACATTAAAAACGACGGAACCCAATATGTCGAACTACAAGTCCGATTAAATGGAATGGCTGAAGGTGAATTTGTAACAACCAAGTTTGAAGTTGGTTGGAACCCGGAGATAGTTAAGGAAGTGAAGCAAACTTCACTTACAAGTTTAAACTTAAAATACGGTTACTAATATGGGACTATTAATCGGTGTAGGGACAACTAAACCCCAATTTCCCTATGATTACTTTTATGGCATTCAATGGGACACAAACGTCGCTGATTCGGCTTGCACACGTATAGGAAGAACGGATTTGCATGTTGCGTTACCCGTTCAATCACTTATGCGCCGTTGTATCCTGAAGGACGACGGAACCGTGAATTACTACTTGCACGCAACCAATTCGTCCCTTCGTGACAATGGTGCGGCGGCTAATCTTACAGGTGCGGACGGTCAAGTCATGGTCGAAATCCCTGACTTTTATATTCGTTTCGAAATGGAAGGGACTAAACGTCGTTGCATGATGTCATTGTTTGCTTTGCCCGGATTCACTAAAATACCTAAAATGTACATTTCGGCTTACGAAGCCGCATTGGATCGCACCAATCTGAAGCTTTCTTCGGTTGTGAATAATACGGCGCAATATCGTGGTGGTGACAACAACGCCGCCGCCGATGCTGCAACAAACACACGTCTTGGCCGTCCGGTAACAAGTTTATCTTTGACGCAATTCAGAACATACGCCCGCAATCGTGGGTCTGTAAATTGGAACTGCAACGCATACTTGGTTCAAAAAATCCTTTATTGGCTGATTGCCGTTGAATATGGCAATTTCAACAACCAACTTGCATATAATGCAGCTTTGACGGCCGAAGGATACAGACAAGGCGGTCTTGGCAATGGTGTAACGGATATTGACGGTACAAAATGGAGCAATTTTAATGGAAATAATCCATTCATCCCTTGCGGACATACGAACCTCCTTGGTAATGCTACGGGTGTAGTAGCTTATGCCATGCCAAGCGAATACGACGCAACCATTAAAACAACTTATGTTCCGACATACAGGGGGGTTGAAAATCCTTTTGGTCATGTTTGGAAATGGACTGATGGTTGTAAATGTAATATTCAAACCGATGCGGGCGGTGGTGTATCTGAATTCTATGTATGTACTAATCCGGCTAATTTTCAAGATACAGATTTTACCAATTATGTTCTTCGTGGTGTACTTCCAAGATCAGAAGGATATATTAAATCTTTGATTGTTGGTGAATTCGGTGAAATGATGCCTTTGACAGTCGGCGGAAGTGCAACAACCTATATGTGTGACTACTTCTATGCCAACGTCGTAAATAATACGGGACAAAGGGGCGTGTTGTTCGGCGGTCTTGCGCCTTATGGTGCGTATGCGGGTGTCGGTTGCTCGAATGCGCATCATGCGGCTACGGCTGCGTATGCGTATTTCGGGTCGCGGCTTTGCTATTTACCGGGCGTTGTATAACGCCCCGTATCTGCATTGATTTATTTGAATTATTGATTTTTAAATAGGGTTGTCCGTCTTCGGGGCGTGTTGTTCAGCGGTAATGCGAATAATGGTGCGAATGCAGGTGTCAGTTACTCGAATACGAATAATACGGCTACGAATGCGAATGCGAATATCAGGTCGCAGCTAAGCTTATAAAATTTAACTGCATGACGGAAACCTTGCCACAAAAACAGTGCATGCGCTGAATGAATCACCTTCGGTGATGGCAAAAGATAAACTTTATTAGAACGGTGTTGGTAGGCGAAAGCCGAAGGCCCCTATTACAATAAGCAAACGAAAGATGAAAAGAATTAGCGGTTTATATGAACAAATTTGCAGCCTTGACAATTTAAGGTTGGCCGATGAAAAAGCCCGGAAACATAAGGCGCATTCATACGGTGTTCAGCAACACGACAAAAACCGTGATGCCAATATCTTGCGTCTTCGTGAAATGTTACTTTCTCAAACTTATAAGACTTCGGAATATGATGTCTTCAAGATATATGAACCAAAAGAAAGATTGATTTTCAGGCTTCCATACTTTCCCGATCGGATAACGCACCATGCGATTATGAATGTTCTTGAACCGATTTGGGTGTCCGTATTCACAAGCGATACTTATTCTTGCATAAAGAACCGGGGTATCCATGCGGCGGCCAAACGTTTAAAAAGGGAACTAAAACTTGATCCTGAAGGGACAAAGTATTGCCTTAAAATCGACGTTCGCAAGTTTTATCCTTCGATTGATCACGACATTCTAAAACAAGTTGTTCGGCGAAAAATCAAGGATAAACGCTTGCTTTGGTTACTTGATGAAATAATTGATTCAGCCGACGGCGTGCCAATCGGCAACTACTTATCACAATATTTTGCAAACCTTTATTTAGCATACTTTGATCATTGGATCAAGGAAGAAAAAGGGATCAAATATTACTATCGTTATGCTGATGATATTGTGATTCTTGGATCAGATAAAGAAAAACTTCAATCGCTTTTACATGAAATGCGGGCCTACCTTCGGGATCGGCTTAAATTGAAAATAAAACGAAATTATCAGGTTTTCCCGGTCGATAGTCGGGGTATTGACTTTTTGGGACACCGATTCTTCCATACTCATACACTTTTACGCAAGTCTATCAAGCGTAAATTTTGCCGCCGGGTGGCAAAGTTGCGCAAGAAGAAGTATGTCAAATACGAACATTTCAAACAACAAATTTGCAGTTGGTGGGGATGGTGTAAGTATTGCGATTCTATCAATTTTATTAACAAAATTTTAAACGGTTTGCCTTATGAAATCAAATTCAAAAGATAGTCCCCTCGTTTTCGATAACCTTCAAAACGGGGCTTGGCATTACAATCACAACATTGTTGAAGTTAAGAAGACGGACGAAAACGGTGAAGTGCAAACTTCATTTGACTATGATCAAGTGAAAGTTTGGGGTGTCCCAACCCGGAAGGAAGTAACCAAAGCGGTTATTGCCGAAAAATGGGATGTTACACAAGAAATTGACCTTGCGAACGATAATAAACGTTTCGAATTGGGCCTTTCTGATGATGTAACGTTGCGTGATAAATACATTGCTTACTTGAATGAAGTCGCTGCAATCAAAACAATGGTTGAATCAGATTTTTCAAGTTATGCAGATCAGTTGAATCAGTAAACGGACATTATTGACATGGCAAAGTTTAGCGAATTGGGTGTAAGCACTGATGTAGTAGTCGGGAAGGGAATTGAAATCGAAGACCTTTTCGGGCAACATATTTTAGTAGAAAAGACAATTATCAAACCGACGAATTTTCCGGGGAAAAATTCAAGCGGCTTGCGGATGCAAATGCAAATTTGCTTTCCTAAATGGAATGAAGACGGAACTTATCAGGTTGACGAAAACGGCAAACCGATCGGCGAACGCCGTTCATGTTTTACGGGTTCCGATGTACTGATCGGTGCAATCCAAGAAGCTTTAAGTAAGCTTCCTTTCATAAATGAAGAACGCAAGAACAAAGGTTTGCCGTCTATTAGCTTGTATCCAATGGACACGACTATTGTCAAGATCGGTAAGTGCTTTCAGTTTACATAAAAAGTAAATTACATGAAAGATTTTCTTATTCACTTGTTCAGCTTCTTTGGAAAGTCGTTGTTTGGAGTTTTTGGTGCAATATGCGCTTTTCTTGAACCAACGGTTCCGTTTATATTGATTTGTACCTTGGCCGTTTTCATGGACTGTTATACGGCTTGGGCCTTATCAAGGCGGGTAAAGAAGAAGTTCCCCGGTGCAAATGATGGCAAATTCAAAAGCAATTATGCCGGACGTGTCTTTATGACTTTGATCAAAGTTTATGCTTTGACAATTCTTGCCTTCCTGATTGAAACATATATTTTCGAAGGAATGCCCGTAAAATTGGCAAATATAGTCGCCGGGGCCGTGTGCTTTTGGCAAGTATGGTCAATGCTCGAAAACGAAAGTTCTTGCAATGATGCCAAGTGGGCCAAGATCGCACAAAGAATCATGGTAGATAAAACAGAAAGGCACTTTGATATTGATTTACACGAATTAAAAACCCAAGCAAATGGCAAAGATTGATATTCTTGTTCCGTTCGTCCTAAAATGGGAAGGCGGATTTGTGAACGATCCAACCGATAAAGGCGGGGCGACAAATAAAGGGGTTACAATTGGCACTTGGCGTCAAGTCGGTTACGATAAAGACGGCGACGGTGACATTGATGTTGACGACCTGAAGTTATTATCCGTTGATGATGTTCGGGATCGTGTTCTTAAACCCCACTATTGGGATCGTTGGAAAGCCGATCAGATTGAAAGTCAGAAGATCGCCAACCTTCTTGTTGATTGGGTTTGGGCTTCGGGTGCACACGGCGTTAGAATTCCGCAAAGGGTTCTTGGTGTTGTTGTTGACAATCAGGTCGGGCCAAATACTTTATTAGCTGTTAATAGGCGTTACGATCAGAACGTATTATTTGACATGCTTTACAAAGCACGTGTCGAATTTATTGAAGGAATTGTCAACCGATCAGTTGCAGCATACGAAGAAAAAATCGGCCGTAAAGCGACTGAAAAGGAACTTTTAAAGAATACTCAAAAAAGGTTCCGCAACGGGTGGTTGAATCGTCTTGAAGGATTGAAAAGTCTATGAAAAAGGTTGGAAAAATAGTCACGTTGTACCGGGATGTAAAAGTATTTTGGAACAACTTATTGAGTAGTGGAAACGATTCAAGTCATAAAAGGTTTATCGCCGTCGGATCATTCTTTGTTTTGGCGGCTTTAGCCTTCCTGAATCAGATTTTTGCAATGAACGTGAACGAATCCTTTATTTATACTTTTGGCGGCCTTGCAGGACTTCAATCAACGTTATCCTTATTTGAAAAAAAGTCACCTAAAACAGATAATTAAATGAAAAAGATCATTTTCCTTTTTATCGCCTTGTTGTCTTTTCTTTCTTGCTCGACAACAAAAAAAATGTCCGAAGTAACTACTTCAGAAAAAAACGATCCGACAAGATCGAAAACGAAAAGACTTATGTTGAAACTAAGATCGACACAAGTAAGTTGGCCAATCTTGAAGTAACTTATACCCGGATTGAGTTTTTTTATCCGGCCCGAAATACGAAAGAATATAAATCCGGCCCGGAATCTGAAGAAGGTAGTACGGACGCAATTGATGAATCAGTTCCCAATGGTAAAGTTATAAAGCCGCCCGATAAAGGATCAGTGAAGTCAATCGAATCATGGACTATAAAACAAACGAAAGAAGATAAAGGACAATCGGCATCAACAAGCGTTTCAGATAAAAATAAAAAAGAATCTGAAGCGGTCGACAATGATACAAGTTCGACAAGCCAAGAAGCCCCGGCCCCTGATC